AACCAACAGCACTGTAGGTAAAGTTCCTATCAATACTAGCATTGTCTTTGTCTTTAAAATGAACTGTAAAGCCAGTTCCAGATATACTGCTAAGTTCAAAATAATCTCCTGATGCCATATTCTGTGGAGAAATATTAACAGAAGGTAAAAAACTATTTAGATTACCTAATCCAGACGTTCCAACAAAGAATGGTGCTGTAAATGTAACAGCTTTTGCTCCTGCTCCAGATGCTATAACAGAAGATTGTTCAGTTCTTGATGGCATTGTTGCTGTGTACCCTGCTTGTTGAAGATTCATATTCTGTGCTGTATCTGCTGTATCTAAAGTAATTCTGAATTGAAATCCTCTACCCTTAAATGTTCCGTTAGCAAAATCGTTAAATGATGTATATGTAGGAGAACTAGAAGGATTATCGGTTGTGGTTCGCACAGCTATTTTTGCGTTTACATCATTAGCAATAGTTCCATCAAAGTCTGTCCAAGTATCTATATTGTCTGTTCTGTTATCAAACTGATCTCCTGTATAAAAACCAACTCCTTGAAAATGTCTTTTTAACACAAGTGAGAATGTCCCACCAAGATCAAGAGTATCTACAAAGTCATATGTACCAGTAGCATTTGCTGTTGGATCTGTAAGTTTTAACCCACCAAGAGTAGAGTCAAAAGTAAGATTAGATTTTGTTCCGTTATATGGTGTTCCATCAGTATCTTCTCTATCAGTTTTAACAGTAATAGAATCTAAAATATCAACAATAGATAAAGCTACACTAGCTGCATTTGCACTAAACCTACCGCCATCGTCTTGAAATTTAAGAAGATATGTTCCTGCTAAAGCAGGAGCTATAACTTCTGTTGCATTACCAGCTACAGCCTCAATAACATCTTGTGCAGATTGAAATGTAGCAGCACCTCCAGTTTGATTTGTATGTCTCACATAAACACGACCACCATGAAGAACATCAATAGCAGTTGCTTGCGTGAATCTTAATCTTACAAACTGTTCATTGATAGGTTCAATAGTTAGTCCTGTAACATTTTCGGGTAATGCAGTTTTACCAACAGCAGTAAATGTTGTCTCTGTAAACTGAGATGATAAAGTTAATCCTGCATTGTAAGAAAATACTTGGATTGTATAAGTTCCTTTTACAGTATCTAGTAACTCAAAATCGCTACTGAACACAACTTGAGAAACATAATTGCCATTTTCTAATTTGTAATTAACTAAATACTGAGTTACACCTTGAACTGGTTGCCAATCAACAATAAGTTTACTTCTAGCAATATTATTTATAACAACTGTTTGTTCAGTAACTGTTAAGTTGCTTGGAGGACTAGCTGGTTGATTTAGTATAGATATAGTTCTTGTAGGTAATGCAGTGTTATTTTCGATAAAACCATATTTATTTTCAACATAGGATAAAGCTGTAATTACATAATTAATATCATCTTGTTCTTCTACTTGAATTACTCTAAATAGTTGAGTTTGTAATGTTGTACTAGATATTAAATAAGGAGAGTTTACATTTGGTGCAGAAGAAAAAGCAGAGGCAGTTGTGCCGTCAGGTTTTGTAACACTATTAACCGTAAGAACTGCACCTGTAAAATCAGATATTGAACCTACCTCTACTGTTCCATCAGAAAGAATTACACTTATCGTTGGATTATCGTTAAGTGCTGGTAAACCTGTTTGTTCTAAAGCATCAATAGTAATAGTAGTGGTTGTTGCAGCTACTACACGACCACCTCTTCTTGCTCCTGCTCTTACTGGATCGTTTATCTCAATAACAGAACCAGGTCTGACAACAATACCTGCATCTACTGAAGTTGAAAATGTAACTGTCTCACTTTCATTTTGTTCAGCGAAAAGGATTGCACGGCCTAATCTCGCAGCTTGGTTACGGGAAGTACACGCAAATGCTTTTACTTGTTTTACTATTGTTCCAAGTTTTGATATAGCTGTTGCATCTTCTACTACTTCAAAGTCTACTTCTTTTGAATCCATATTAAAGTAACTGACAGAAACAACACTATGTCTTGTTTTTAAACTGCTTCCTGAGTATGCAAATCCGCCTTCGCCTACATTAGCTAAATTAAATAGATAACTAGATGTAGTTGGTTTATCCTGGGATATGGTTACAGAACCAGCAGACCATATTGGCATACATCTCATAACACCAGCTAAATCATTTATTGCTGCAAATGCTTCTTTTGGACTTTGTATATTTACATTGCAACTAAATCTAGCTTCTTTTGTACCTGATCCATCACCAGCATCAACTTCTTCATTTGCAAACTTACTGGCAGCCACGAAACTAAATAAATCTAAATTACTATCAGTAACGTGATCTCCCAGACCATACCTCGTGTTTGTGAGAAGATCAAGCAAGCACATGGCTGGACAATTTGTATAGGTTGCTGCTCCCATGACTCCATTAAATATGTAGCCGTCTGGGTACACAATTCTGCCAGTTGCATTATCAACAGTTGGCGTACCAGAACTAGATGCACCTGCTCCTGGTATTCTTACTTTTACACCCCTAATACGATATTTTCTTGTAGGAATACGATTGAACTGTTTACTATCTAAACGAAGAGCAACATAAGCACTATTAAGATAAGTTGAATCATTATCTATAACTTCTTGAAGACTGGTGAATTGAAAAGCATTTACTCTATTAGCTTCTGTGCTATCTGCTGTTATACGACTTACTTTAATGTCTACAGGAAAAGCTGTTCCAGCAGTTATTCTATCTTGATCTAAAGTAATTCTATGATCTCTAGCATATGCATCTGCTGTCCTACCACTAACTGATATTGTAGAAGGCAATGTAGAAGGAACTGCAAACCCTCCAGATTGATACTGAATTTCTATTTTATATTCAACTGTATCTCCTCTAATATCTCCATCATCTTCAGCTACCTGTATCTGAGGCCAAGTTAAAGTAACAATAATCGCATCTACATCTGTATTAGTAACTTGTCTGGTAACAGGAGCAGAAGTAGTTACTGTAACTGCAACAGCAGTTGGTGATCTGCTTTCATCAATATTAGGAATACCACTCATGGCAGTTTGGTTTGACGTTCCAAATTTTGATTTAAAAGTTACATCTTTAAAATTAAAATCAGTGTCAGCAGGACTAGCACTTGTAGCTGTTGATTGCAGTATTGGAGTGTCATCAAGAAATACGTCTTTCAAACTTGCATTGTTGTATGCAGTTGTACCTTTTGTTAGTCCCTCTTTTGATGCACTAGCAAAACCCTCTATCTCCCCTTCAGATATTAAATCTTGAATGGTAGCAAAACTTCTACTATGTAAAGTATCAGGAGCACGATATGGGGGTGGGGGTGGTTTTGGTGGGCCTCCTGCTCCTCTAATAATTTTAGTTTTATCTGTCATCCGTCTACCTGGTTTACGTCAATGGCAGCCGAAATTACCACCGAGCCGGTAAAAATTTCCCCATATACTATTGGTACAGGTGTACCAGCCCTTGATGTGTTTTGCACTCCACTAAAGTTAAAAGATAATTGCGGATCTTCTTCTGAATTAAATTTCTGGGGTTCTGGTAGAGGAAATAACATCTCACTAACTCCCATAAGTGTTAGTCCTAAACCTATATTTGCCAATGTTGCTGAAAATGCACCCATAGCTCCTGATCCTGCTGCTGCTGAAAAACCACTAAATCCAAATGTAGGTGCTGCTCCTGGTAGCAATAAAGCCGTACCAATTAATACTGCTCCTAATAAAACCTTTCCAAAACCTCTTCCTGCACCACTAATCACTGGAATAAAGTGTATATCTTGTTGTCCGATTGGGTGTCCTATTTCATTTTTTTCAATATCATAATTACCAACTTTTACTTGGTAATATTTAGGACTCATAAAACTTTCAACTTTTGGAAAATTATGTATTAAAAAACTAACAGCTTTACCCACTGTATCTACCTTTACCTCGAACTCCTTGTGTCCGACGAATTTAGCTAACTCTCCATATAGTTTTATTTTACGAAGCATAACGATACCTCTTTCCTGTACATTTTAACAGCCATTCAGAATAAGGCTCTCTACAAGATAGTCTATCGGTTAAATGATGAATAACATCTCCTTCAAAAAATAATGCTACATGATTTAAAGTTGGACACAAAATACTCATAAGTAAAACATCTCCATCTTGTAATTTTTCTTCTGGTCTAAGTTCTCTGAAATTTGTTCTCCAAGCACAGTCCTCAAACAAAGGTTTGTTATTAAATTCTTCTAATGTTGTTGGTCTTTCCCAATCTCTTAGTTCAATATTTCTTTCCTCTTTATACCAATCTCTTATTAAACTCCAACAATCAGTTATACCCCATACCCATTGACGACCCAATAAAGGTGGCTTATATCCACATGGTTCTAGATATGCCCATTGCTCTGTTTTAGGATTAACAATATACCAAGGTAAATTGCTATCCTCGCAGCTAATTTTATCTGCTTGACTCGGAGTAGGAGGTGTTATTGGGTGACTATGAACTACACCTACAATTTCGCCAATATTATCTGCCTTCACATAGTCTTCTGGGTCGATAATAAAACATTGATGTTCTGTCATCGAAAGATTACGACAAGGAAAATATCTTTCCTTACCTTTTATATTTAATAACAAGCCACAAGATTCTTTTGGATCTTCTCGTTGAGCATGAAGTAGTGCTTTATATTTCCAACTCATTGAACAAACGTACCAATAGATTTAAATTCAGAACGAGTACATTGCCTCTTTGGTATTCTTATCCCTGCTAAATCTGTAGGAGCAGCAAGTTCAAATTCAACAATCTCTCTAGTTTCTGTTGCTTTACGATCTATTGAATATACCTCTTGTGGAAACTCAGCAGTAGGATCAGCAGTTGCATTTACTCCGTCAGCAAAATTAACAGCATCAATAAATTTAGCTAATGTTCTAATTCTTGTAACAGTAGCTCCTGTAAGATCATTACCAACAGTTGTTTCATTAACAGATAAAAGTATTGATGAAATTAATCCTGTAGCATTACTGATAGCTATTTTAGGTCTAGGTAATTGTCCTTTTTGAAAAGCAAAACCTAATGCTTGTACAGGAAATCTAAGATACTCATTAGTAGCCCAAACTATTTTTCCATTTGCATTTAAGTTACTTCCAGCATGAAATCTATATATTGTATTTGCACCATGTAATGCAGTAGATAACTGAAGAGTAAATAACTCAATAATCGCTGATGGATTTATGTCCTGTAGACTACTAAATACTGATGCGTTTACTGACATTACGATGCTGGTTCAAATACTTGTCTAAAAGTGGCTTGGATAGTAGCTCTATTTTTAAATGGTATTGATTTAGTCCAGTTTTCGCAAACAAATTTAAAGTTTGAAGCAGTTTCTCCAGGTAGATAATCTGTAGGAAAATCAAAACTATTACTATCATTTGCTCTAGCATCTAAAAATGTTTCTATAGTATCTGCATCTGCCTCAGAAACTTCATAAGTAAAGTTAAAAACTTTTGGATTTTGATGTTGTGCAAGTCCAAATAAAATTCTGTGTTCATAACCATCGGCAAAACGAACAGTACGAGTTAGAGGTGCTGATCTTTTTTGTTGTCCATAAGTAGGTTTTATTGAGGGAAACGTAGCCATTATGCAAGTAATCCTCCTGGTCTTTTCTGTTGTAATATTTCAGATTGTACTGCAACTGAGATAAGACGACCAAGTTCTCTACCCTGATCTTCGTCACCTTCTACATTTGTTCCAGAGGCATCTACATTTACCACAATATTTGTAGCACCTCCACCAATACCAGCTAGATCATGGTTAGGAATTATGTTTCCTGATTGATTTGGAACGAATAATTCTGGACCACGTTCTCCAACAATGTAGGGATTTCTCATTCCTACAGGGCCACCATTTGCGGCAAGCATAGGAGCACTTTGAATATCGTTAAGTGGAGTGGTGCTGAAATTAAACATATTTCCGAACATACCCAAAATACTTCTCTGGAGTTGGTTAGCTGCCAGTTGTGCAGCAGTATCTATAAAGAAGTCAGCTATTCTGTTCAGCATATTTCTGAACGCATCTTGAACAGTCATTGTTCCGTCAACAATTCCTTTAAATGAATCACTGAAGGATTCTCCCATTGCTTTCGACAATTTAACGGCCTGTTTCGACATATCATTAAGATCTCTCAGTTCTCTATTAAGTTCGTCCATACGGCTAATAGCTGCGTCAGCTGCATTTATCCTTTCGTTGCCTATTATCTGTACCAACTCAAATTCTCTTTCAAGATTTTTAATTTTTTCTAGTTGTGCCTCTAATTCTGCTTTAGTAGTTTTTTCGTTATTCTCTAAAGATTTTAAATTGGCTCTAGCTATGATTAGCTTATTTTCTACTTTTTGCATATCTATTTGTTTTTGCTTCAGTGCCACTGTTTTTTCATCTTCGGTTCCTCTAGTAACACTTGCTCTTAGTCTTTCTAATTCTATCTGACCTTCTAGTAGTCTACCCTCAGATAGCAGTACCTCTCTTTGTAGTTTCCTTATATCTAGGATTCTTTGGTTCTCTTTTATGCTTTCTCTGGTAAGTTCTAGGGCTCTTTCTATGTTAGCTATATCGTATCTAGCCTCCATTTCCTGGCCTATACTGAATTGTGGTACTTCTGCTAACCTTTTCTCTGCCTCTGCAAGTTTTTTAATTAGAGTCTCTTGTTTTTCTAAATCTGCATTTAAAGTGTTTTCCTGATTTTGTATTTCTTCTGATGTTGTAAGATTATTTGAAAGTTTATCAGCATTACCACCTACAAGGTTTAGTAATTTAAAGAATAAAGTAAGCGGTCCTGCTACTAAAATACTTAGTCGTGTTCCTAAGTCTGCTGCTCCCTGTTGGAACTTAGACATCTCTTTATTAAGATTCTTTATAGCCTTTATTCCTTTAAACTGCTGTTGCATAGTAAGGCTGGCAAGTTCTCCTGCTACTTCAGTTAGTCCAGCACTTTTAAGTTGAGATATGCTTTCAACTACTTCCCTATCAAATTTACCTATTCTTTCAACTAATTTATCTAAATTTTCTGCTGGATCGTTTAAGGCAGCACCGAACTCGTTCATGCTGTTGGTCATATTAGCAAGACTCTGAACGGCTGCGGTTGCAATGATACCTCCTGCAAATCCACCCATTTGTCCGAACATTCCACCGATACCACCACCAATACCACCAGCAGCAGCACCGATAGGACCTTGACCGAATAGTAAGGGAAAGCCACCACTTATCATTGCACTCTGCATATCAAATCCTCTGGTCGTGCCGAATCTTCTCCCCATGAATCCAGCAAAGGGGTTATTCATAAATGTTCTGTTACCTTCTGCATCTCTTGATTGCCTGTCGGATAATCGGCTAAATGATCCTTGAGCAACAGACTCACTTGCCAATAGTTTGTTTGCCTCTAATCTTGCTTTGTTTTGCTTCCTTAAAATATTTAATTTACTTACTTCTTTAGTTATGCCTTTTCCAATCTGTGCGTTTAATAATTTTATTGAGCCTAGTTCTGCTTTATTTTGGGCATCTACCAGTTGCCCCATTTTTACTCTTAATTTTTTGGTATTTACACCTTGAGCTTCTAAATCTCTTAGCTTGACTTCAAAACCTAGTCTCTTCTGTTGTTGTTTTGTTAAAAAGTCAATGTCCTGTGCAGCTTGACCAGCACCTTTAGTTGGTAGCATTTGAGGACCATATTCTCCTCGAACCATAGAACCAGAAGCAGCTTTAAATCCTGTCCTACCACCTCTTAATGCAGCTTTTCTGGACTTCTCTACTACCGCTAACTTCTTTTGCTCTAACTCTAGTTCTTTAGCAACGGTTTTATTTATGCTTTCTGCTGCTGTAAATCTTTTTTGTTGGTTTAAAAATGTACTTTGTGTTAAATGATCTCTTAACTGAGCAAGATTTAATCCCTTGGCTTCAAGAGCGTTTAATTGAGCTCTTACTCTTTTATTTATAAAAAGATTTCTAATTTGTCTATCTTCATCTTTTAATCTCTGTTTTTGTATTATCTGTGCTTTACTTTCTATTCTTAATGGACTGTTTAAACTTCTTCTAAGTCTGTTTACACGTTTCTCCAGCTTTTGAAGATCATCTATCGCTGGCTTCG